GACCAGTTGCTTCCGACATTATATTCTCCGTCCAGTGGGCAATTTAAATTAAGTTCAATACCTGCTTGAATGATTGCTTCAACACCAAGGTTGCCTACAGTGTCAGCACTCATTTGTTCTGTCTCAACCTGCCATTCATCATGCACGTTAGCTACAAACTCAGCAGGTAGATCTTTTATTTTCTCATTAAAAATTACAAGGGCCTTCTTCATTACGATAGCACCAGCACTCTGTAGCAAGCTATTCAGCGCAGCATGTTTAGATCTGATGAATATCTTGCGTCCATCCAAACCTTTTAAGTATCCCTTTGATGCTGCTCTTTCAACTTTATTTGTAAGAGTTCTGAATGATGGAAGATTATCGAAGAAAGATTTTCTAAGTCTGCCACCAAGCTTCGCACCTCCGCCAGCCACACTTCCAAGCTTCTCATTTCCTGCTCCGTATAAGAGGGCATAGATGAAAGTCTTAGCCTGACTTCTTGATTCAAGTCCCGCAGATCTTTGATTAGCTGTGTGGACATCTCCGTTAACGATTTCATTAGTATAATCCTCATCATTAAGATAGTGTGCAAGCATTCTCAACTCAAGGCCGCTGGCATCAATACCAACTAGCTTGTGTTGTTTAGGTACAGTCCAGCAAGATCTACAGTCTGCTCCGTATGGTGAGTTACTGCTTGGAACTTGTGCCAAGTTAGGACTGTTGTGGGTCATGCGTCCTGTAATAGTACCATTACTATTTACAAAACCTTTTACCCTGTTGTTGTTATCGGCGCTCTTTAGCCATGATTCAACTTGAGCAACCCTTTTCTGATACATGAGATAGTCAGCAATAAGCTTGGCTTCAGGAATATCTTTTACTTTAGAAAGTATCTTTTCATCTACTTGTGGTTGACCAGTAGGTGTAAATACTTTTGGCTTCCAACCAAACTGAATAAGATACTCGCCTATCTGTTTACGTGAACCCAAGTTAAAGTCTGTTACTTGAACCCTTGCAACTTTCTTGCTAGTTTTCAAAGCTTCAAATTCATCTTCAGTAAGCCTTGTGTTCTTACCGAAGTTTGTAGTAGCTGACTTAGATAGTGTACCATCTTTCTTGTACTGTGGGTACAACCACATGGTTTCTTCTTTGGGTTTAAATCTTTCATGTACCGTAGTTACTACATCATCCATCTTACTGGATATTTCAGATAGTAATGCAGAAGCTTTACCAACATCAAGAAGGAACCCCTTCTCTCGCTGGGCACAAATTATCTTGTAAGTCTCCATCTCAATGTTTACACACTCAGGAGAGAACCCTTTGCTTTCTTTCTTCAGTGCATCAAAGACTTCTTTGTTCAACCGTACATCTTGCATACAGTAGTCCATCATCTCTTGACTGAAGCTATCGTAATCTTCAAACTCAATTTTAGGGCAGCCTAGTGCATAGCCCCACCGCTCAAGTCCATGATTACCTTCACGCACCGGATTAAATAATCTTGAAAGCACAAGGGTATCTACAAGAATCTTATCAGTAAGATCAACCCCTGATAGATTTTTAAGTACAGGTACATCGAAGCCTATGATATTATGGCCTACCAGTTTGTCAGCGGAGGATAAAAGTTTATACCCTTCTTCAAGATCACTGGGGCCGTACTTATACTCTTCACCTGTGTCGATATCTACTGCACATATACACCATATTTTAGTTGCGGGAATCGGATCAGTTTCAATATCAAAAACTAATTGTTTCAAAGTTCTATTTCCTCACCTGTTTCTTCTTCTACAAAGATTTCATTGAGTCTACCAGTATCCTTGTCATAAAGCAAGTGCCCTGCCAAACCAACTTCTCCAGTATAGCGAGACTTCAAGATACGCATACGAGTAGTCGAAGCCTCAATCGGATCATCAGATTGTTGATTACGCTCAAGTGCAATCACGCAGTCTGATATTTGACCAATACCATTGGAGCCTCTGAGGTGTGACAAGGATACTTCAACACCATTCTCATGGCCCTTGTTACCATCGACACGGCGTAGGTGGGACACAAGCATCATGCCTACATTAGTTTCCTCGACCAAGGATCGGAGCCTAGTCATAATGTTATCAATAGCCCTACGCTCATCGCCCTCACCCATAGCCGAAGTCATCATACCTAAGTGATCTATTACAACCCACTTACAATCCAGACCGATAATCATATAACGTAGCTTAGAAAACAATTCTTCTACGTCCTGTACCCCAAGGTGGGAGTGTACGATTAAGCGGTGAGCATTTTCTTTGTCGTGTAGTTTATCAAAGTATCCTGATAGTTCTCCAGAAGGTAGCTCGTCTCTAATTTGTTTTATGTACAAACGCTTGTTTGCCTCAATAGAAAGTAAGCCATACACTGTGCGCTTCCAGTTTTCTTCAAGGGCAAGGATACCTACATTGTCATTGGTTGTTTTCAGTAGCCAATGCTCAAGCTCTCTGGTTACACTAGACTTACCTAAGCCTGATCCACCTGTCCAAGTGACTAACTCACCCTGCCGGATACCGAATAGTTTTTCATTCAAGCCAACCCAAGGGTATGGGATAGATTCTTTTTCATCATTCTGAAAGAACTCCTCCTTCATTTCAGTAATGTCGAGGACACCGGCAGGTGTATAAGTCTTAGCCGCCCACCAAGCAGCCATGAAAGCAGCGCCACGGTTGTTGCGAAGCATATCATTAGGATCTTTAAACTCATCAGGAAGATGAACTACTTTACTTTTCCCCGGCTTGAATAGTCTTGCTACCTTCTGCGCTGCGTCTTTACCTGCCTTGTCATTATCAAAACAAATAACTACATTATCGAAGGACTCCAGAAACTCTAGGTTTTCTTTGACATCTTTAACTCCACCGCCAGCACCGTTCTTAACAGATACTACGGGCCACTTGGAACCCATCATTTCGTATGTCGCCATAGCGTCACACTCGCCTTCTGTGATGGTAATAAACTTACCACCCGTCTGACATATCTGCTGACCAAACAGCATTGTACCTTTAGGGGAGCCTCGCCATGAGAAGTCTTTGGAAGTACAGTCCCTAACTTTGGTGCCGACTATTTCATTGGCAATGTAGTAAGGGTACATATGAGAATGAATTGAACCATCAGATTTTGCTGTAGTTTTAACTCCAAATTTCTTAGCAGTCTCAAGCGAGATGCCGCGATCTGTTAATGCAGTAAATGAACCTTCATTATTGTTCATTGAATTATTTTTGTAAGTCTTAAAATCTTCCACGTTTTCCTCTGGGTTAGCGTAATCAGGTATACGTTCATAGCAACTGAAGCAGTAAGCAGAACCGTCTGCATTAATACTAGCAGCATCGCTACTGTCACATAAAGGACAAGGTTGATGGAACTTTACAAATGCCATTAATTATATCTCCACATAAAAAGAAGGGGCCTTTTACAGCCCCTTTAACTTAGTCGATACCTTCAAGAGTTTCTTGCTCAGGTTCGTTGAGTACCTCCTCTAATTCCTTGGAGAAGGTTATCTCTGCCGCCTGTAACACAGCCAATCTAGACTGTAATCCTGAAGACTCTTCACGGACTGTACGAATGAGTCCAACAAGAGATTGCCCCCGATCAGAAAGATCGGAAACATTATACTCTTTATCCTCAAAGGTCACAGTATTTTTAACTTCTTCGCTCATAGTTCTAGGTTCTCCTCTTCATCATCTTCAACATCAAACTCACCGCCATCAACTGAGAAACTTACAAGATCAATAACCTGCATTGCTTGGAAGTCCAGTCCACGATAAACAGTTCCACTTCGGTTAACTTCCCAAGGCTTGTATTGTACTTTAACCTTAGAGCCGTTACCGACCTTACAATCCATAGGATTCTTTTGTCGGTCAAGTAGCTTGGGCGCTGATCGCACCATACCATTAGGGCCGTTGACCTTCCGCTTGATTACGACAGTCGGGCCTTCTTCTTTATCTACTACCTTGATTCCCTGCGCTCTCATCTCGTCAGCTTTTTCATTACTGACTACAAGATTCACAGTATAGCAAGGCTCGTAAGTAGTATTAGGGGAAGTGACACTAGCCCAATAAGCGATGCCTTCAATAACCATATTTAATACTCCGTTGTTTTTGGTTTGCGAACTTTAACATGATCCGAAAGGTGTGTCAAGCGTAATCGCTTTCCCACCGTAAAGATCTTTTCTTTTTACCTCTACTTGCATGGCACTTAGCAGCGTACCAATAAAGTTTATTTAATTCCTCCCTTAAAATTCTAATAGTTAAATTAACTTTACCTCTACCGAACAGAGGCGTTACTGTACACTTTTTACTTCCAACTTTAATTGTACACATACGCCAGCCGTCAAGGTAATACCAAGTCTTAAACTCGTCACTGCGCTTAGGGTTTAGTAAGAAACTTTTAAGTTCTAATATATCTTCTACCATTCACCTAGCCTTTCAATAAATTCAGAAAACAAAATAGAAAGGTCGCCGTCTTTAATTTTCCAGCAGCCTACTTCAGAGCAGCGTTCCTCTACAAAAGAAATAAAACGATGTTTAATTCTATCTGAGGGTGGACTAGCTCCGACTCGCAGTGCAAATAACTGGCACCACCAATCATCTATTTCACTACAAAATTCTTCTCTTGGATCAGTAGCACTCATTCAAAGCCTCCCATTGTATTTGTAAATAAACTCTAGCAAAATTGACTGTGAATTCCTCACCATGTTCAAGCATTAAATGCTGTGCATGGGCTTTCATTTCATCACTAGGTTCTTCAAAGCCACAGTACGCACTGGAATAATACAGTATATGGTTACACATATCAATTACATTTTGCATTATCTACACCCTGATCTTCTTACAATACCCGCCACCAAGCGGCGAGGCTTACCAACTTTAGCAGCAATCTCATCAAAGTCAAGGCCCCTACGATGCAAGCGTATAGATTCTACTACATGCGGAGAAGGGATTTCAACAGCCCCAGCAGGCCAGTTTCTTTGAGGAAACATTTTATCTAGCGCATCGTGCTGGCACTTAATAGATTTATAAAATAAGTTATGCACACTTAACCCCCAACCAACGCATGTCGATAGCCTTTGGTTTGTAATTAAAATAATACTCAGTATACCCAGCCAATGAAGTCTCACGCTTACACTCATCAGGCATACACTGTGGAGGATCAGTCCATTTAATATCTGGCACAGCTTCAGGAGGATTCTTGAGAGCTTCGGCGCACTTAGTAATAGTCATATGTACTTTACCATAACGCTCAGTATATTCCTTACCTAAAGCCATCATGTGATCCCATAGCCACTGATAATGTTTCTTATTAGTGCGAGTCCATACAGTGCTGGGATGATTCTTATGGGCCAGCTTGTAAGGTACATTACCGTCACCCTCAACATGGTGAGCAGCGCAAAGCATCTGTGCAGATTCTAAAATCATTTTAACTACATGCTTATCACACTGCATTTGTGCAGCTTTGACAGGGCAGGTGTCAATATAAAATATATTCATTCAGTTTCCTTATTCCAGAGAAGATCATTGTGCAGTCTCATTAAGGCAGTCCTAGCATCTCTAAGTCTGTCATATTGAGGACTTACATGGCGATTAGGTTCAGTTAGTTTCATGTCATAATCTAAAACTTTCACACGCTCCAGTAGTGTATCTCTAATTTCAGAAGAGATCAACTCTCGCAAACTTTCTTCAAACACTGAAACAGTACCACAATTTAGAATCAAGGCTTCCCGCCTATCAGAATAAATCACAAAGTGATCAACAAACAAACTTATCTTATCCAACGGTCACGACCTCCAACTCAGTTTCAATCCAAACCTTAGCGCCACACGGCAGGGGATTATCAGGACAATAGTAAACACTTACTAGTGGCTTACCTTCAGAGTCTACAACAGCGGCATGATTAGCCTTTCTATTCTGTTTGTAATCCTTTACAGTAATCACTGGCAACTCAGCGCCCTTGGCATTAGCTTTAATGTTATGTTGATTAACATGGATTCTAGTTTTCATTATCAGCGTCCTGAGAAAAAGATTTGAA